CGATTCATTATCGAGTCTAAATATTTCGTAAGACTTTCATGTAATTGTTCTCGATAATATTCAGATTCTTTCGACTGCATCTTAGAAGTCCCGGAGATAAAAACTTTTTCGGGGGTTCTCTTTTTTTTTTTTTTCTAATGCATTCCACGGACTCCATAGTGTTTGAACTCTACCATAGCTTCGTATCACCTCTTCTTCGTTCAATTGGTAATCGCATTAAACTATTTGAAGATCCAAAGTGAAGTGCATTATGCGTGTTTATCGATGTACATATCAAAAACTCGGGATTTAGAATTGCTGGATTTCCATCCTCAACGTCTTCAAGAGTCATTGGATTCATATGATGAATGCGAATTGCGTCTAAAATATCGCGACCCTGAATCGCAAGATCGAGAGCACCATCTCTAACAATGATTTTGTTACGAAGAGATCTCCAAACAGTCGAGTTGTAAAAGTCCTGATTGACATACCGATCGAAACCAAACGTTGTAATTCCTATGGATTTACGAAGACATAAGTAATTGAATCGCTCTTCAAATGTTTTTAATGCTATCAGCTCAGAATATGTTCTAGTCTTCATCGTCATCCCTACTTGTGTCACCGGCATATGTTCTCATAGCAGCAATGGCTTCTGCATAAAGTTCGTCGACTCGTTTAGCAGCGCGAATCGATTCTGTCTTAGCTGTGAGAAGTTCAGATTGTTTTTCGAGAATGGTACGTTCTACTTTAGTATTCATAGAACCAAGTTTTAAGAAATGTGTGACTTCCTGGGCACTTGCTGTCCCAGCTCTCATACGTTTCTCTGCTAAATCCATGGCCAAAGAGATCATCTGATTCTCTCGACCTTCTGGTGTAGTGGCTGGTGGAGACTTTCGTTCCTGTTCTCGTTCGGGCCGAGAGTATTTAGCCATGGTTAGCCTCCTTTCTATTTTTCAGCGTCCAATAAAGAATCTACATAAACTTCACCAATACTTAGTAGAACTTTATTGTCAAAAACATCTTGTGACTTCTTTGCTTTCATATAATAAGAATAATCTATAACTTTCTGGTCAAATGTAGCCGCTCGGTTAAATGAGATTCGTGCACTAGTCTGTATACTAAGAACTGGCTCTTTCATTAAATGTTTTTGTAGATCCGTACTCACTGTCTCGTCTAAGAGTTGGATACCCTCCACAATTAGTTTACGACTCTTTGAATATTCCTTAAGAAGAGGAAAGATCTTGTCGCTTTCCTCATAATTTAACTTACCATCTTTATGAATCTTCTTGACATCAACACCTTTAACCTTTAAAAATTTGGAGAATGGTGTTGATTGCCATTTGCGTCCGCCATAAATCAAATCTAAATGAATTGGTTCGGCGTTTAACTTCTTGGCTAGGTTTAAAGCCAGTGTTGACTTACCAGAACCAGAAATTCCAGCAACATATAAAATATTGTGACCTTTGGTCCCCAAAGTATTTAAACGTCCAGTTCGTACCTTAAATTGAGATCGTTCTTTACCTTTTCTAACACCCCAACGCATTCCAAGAACTCCATAGTGAGATAGATTACCCCCAAAACATAGGACATTTGGCATAGCGTTATCTCCTTTCATATAAGTTTTGGAATACTTTGGTGATACTTAATCGAGGTGGAAAATGCCGCGATAGCCTAAAAATGCCCTCCGGGGAAAATATCAGGATCCTCGCGATGTAGAGGTAGGGTGTGATATTTCACCCTCCCCCCCGGTCATCAACATTGTTTTGTGCGTAGACTTTTCGATACATACCATTGATGTTGAAGCTTACAATCTCATTGATTGCATCATCAACTGCTTTACTATAATCTGCATCAGACAAGTCATCTGATGTCTTAGAAATCCTTGCAAGATAGTTGCATGTGAAATACTTCATGTCCTCATCAAATCGTTTCCACTGATCCCATTGCACGAAGGGGTCAAATGGATTATCTATAGTAGTTAACATCATGTCTTTCATCATGACCCTTCTCCTTTCAATGCTCTTGATAACATAGAAACAGAGACGCCAAGTGCATCTGCAATTTCAGATAATGCTCTACCTTGTGATTGATAGATTCTAGCACGAGCAACTTTGCTATCAGACATTACAGTCTTAGTTCTTGGAATTGCATAAGATTGCACAACATCTAAGTTCGTGTTGCTTAAGATCTGTTGTAACAAGTTAGTACTAATTGCGCCAGCTTCAATAGCATCCCATTCTTTTTGTGTAATTGGAACAGGTTGTTTGTTAGCACCAACTCTAACACGTTGTGTTGCTAGTATTTGGCCTCTAAGTTTCTTGATTTGAGACGCATCCATATCGGGATTAGCTTCTACTCTTATCCTAAGTATCTTGTTGCCAGTAGTATGCACTCGTCTCTCAAAGGGCTTATTAGCTTTTGCAATATCGAGCTTTGCGTTAAGTGATGCTACTTCAGGTGCATATGCTAACTTAGCCGATTGATTATAAGGTGACATCTTAATAGAGGCGGACTCTTTACGTGCTAGATCACCAAGTGCTTTCATTGAATTAGCATAATTAGCATATACAATTTCAATTTCTTCACGAGACTTACTAATAAGAGTATAGGCGTCATTTGTTTCATACATCTTTGTAGATTTTGGGTTGTGCAGTTTAATAAACTTACCCTTCTTATTAGTATATCCTTCGTTAGTGTAGTTATAAACCTTCTCTCCTGTTTTAACATCAACAGAGTAAGCTCCTTTTCTAACAAGAGTGCGTCCAGTAGCAAGGGCTTGATCTTTGGTAAGGGGTTTCCTTTTGAAGGGGCGTTCTTCTGAAGAAGATCGGCTGATTAAAGTAGAAGAACCTCTTGGATTTGTTAGAGTTCCACCTTGATACTCGACCTTCAACTCGGCTATCCTGTTATCTATATAGGACTGCTTATAATTGAGCTCGTGTTTCTCAGCATCGATTACAACCATGCTATGTTTTACTGCACGTATAACTTTATCGAGTGGAGCGCCTCTGACTTGCATGTCTGAAATAAGATTAGATATCTTACCCATTTGATCGCCCTTTTGTTGAGCGGTCATTACGGGGATACCTTTAACTGGTGGATAAGCTTTCTTAGGGTTAAACTCCTGTAGATCTTTTACAGTAGCAGAGGCTCTAATTGTCTTTGGGTTATAAGGAATGGCTATAACAGTATCGCCATCGAAGTCAGCACCTGAAAGCTTTTGTGCTGTATGAGGGGTGGTGCCAATAGCATCGGTGCCGTTACCAAGAACACTAATTGCTTCTTTATTCTTTAGATTGTTAGTTACGATAGGAATCTCAAATGTTCCAGCATGTGGATAACGAATAAGAACTAGTTGCTCTCCTGGCCTATAACTAGGAGAATAGCATTCATTATCTTTCAACGATGTAATTGGTATAAGAACATTAGATGTTTGACGAGGTAAGGCTGCTGCTTTTAGATGAACAGCTTTTGAATCACAATCATCAGCAAACGAATCTAACAATCTTTGTTTAACAGCAGCTTGAGTAATCTTTGAGTATGAATCAAAGGTGTCCTTTTGATCAAGATATGCTAGATTTAATTGTTGCTTGGCAAGTTCGGTAGGTTGTTTTGATAGGAACTGACTAGATAAAGTCTTGCTCCATGTCTGCCAACCACCTTCAACACCAGAGTCTTGTTTACCAACAAAACCAACAATGTTTAAAGCAGATTGTTGTTCTTTTCCTTTTTTGTCTGTGTATGTGGTTTGTCGAATACTAGCACCAAATTCGTTGATCTTCTGTTTTCCATCTTTATCAACATATATTGATCCGCCATCCTCAATATCCACAACCTTGTTCATCTTTTTCATGGCACCAAGTTTACCAACAGATGAATCTTTGACCGTATTATAAACAACATCAACTCCATCAGGCATATCACCATAGGCATATATAACCATGCCCTTCATATAGTGAGTACCATCAACAGCGACTCGTGCTTGCCCATAATGTTTATCGGGAGGAAGTGCTAAATCTGGAACACCTCTTCTAATTTGTATTACTCCATCCATGTTAGAACCAGATGGAATATCATTATCAAAGCGAACCATAACACGTTTGGAATCAATAGAGACAGGAGGCTTCACTGTGTTAAAAGTAAGGCCGTCGTCGGAAGACCACGCACCCATTAATTGAATATCTTCTGCATGCTTAGAAGCAAAAAGATAAGCAATTTTATAATCTTTCTCGTCCTTAGTTAGTTTCTTCCATGCAGTTGGATCTTTGATAATATAATCAGCTTTTGCTTTTGCCATTGTTTCAGGAGATAATAAAGCACGAACAGTTGTCTTATTAGCAGTTCCCATTTGTTGAGTTTGAATAGGCGCGAGAACATATCCTTTTTCTTTGAGTTCAGCAACAGCTGTGTCCATCTTTGTTTTATTCACGCCAATTAGATAATTTGAAGCTTCGCCAACGTCAATCATTCCTTTTTTATCTGCTTCAGATTGAATCGTATCTCGTGTTGCTGCAGTTGCTTTATGCCTTTCTTGTATCTCAGGCTTTAACCAATTACCAACACTATTTGGACTTGCTCCCATTCTTCTAGCAATAGCGACATCAGAGTTTCCCTTGGCTCTTAGTCTATACGCCATGGCAGCTCTTGCCGCATAAGCAGCTTCTGATTCCACATGTATCTTTGCACGAAGTGCAGTTGTGTTTGTTAATCCGAAACTCTTAGCGATGTCAGGATCAGACATTCCTTCTTTTCGAAGCTCAGAAACAAGTGTTCCAAACGATTTAGATCGTTGTGGGTTCTTACCAGAACCATATGGATATCTTCCACTGTGACGAGGCGTGCCAGTATGTTGTATAAATGACGAACTATGTTTCACCGCATCGTCCTCCCATTTATAATTCCATTCATATAATTCGGCACTGTATTCGCCATATTCAAATTTGATCCCGTCGGTTCCCTTATCTCCACTAACGAATATAGAACCAACTTGTTTAATTTTAACTGGTTCTTGAATCCACATCTCATCTGTTATTTTTGAATCTGGAACCGCAATGTGGTTTGGTTTATAAATTTCATATTTTTCCGAATCATCAGGTTCGTGAACGTAAAATCTTTTTCCTTTCAGATTTGAACTGATTCCCATTAAACATTGGTCGATTGTCGGAGCGAAGCATATTCTTTTTGTCGTCGAATCCTCATATCCATTATCTATAAAAAAATTATTAGGTACACGCGGATGTAAAGTGGACCCATCTAGTTTTTCTTCAGATATGAAAT